ACCCGAATCGACAGTGGTGAGGCTCATATTATATCCTTAGAATGTTATGCTACCGGATGCAGTCCATTTGTAGACTCTGTATCCTCCGGCTACTGTGATTAGGAAGCGTGTGTACATTTAGCTCTTTCCGTCTGCAAATACGTTAATGAAAACTGTATTGTCCTCTAGTGCTTCTATCTCGTGCTGTTCAACTAGCCCTCCATAAGAAAATATCAGCCTCTCACCGCCAGAGATAGGAGTTGATGAATGTCTTTCTTTTCCAGCAATGCACAGCCAAACATCACCTTCTTCAACATTTACCTCAATACCATTTATCACTGGATTGCCACCATATTTAGGTTTTTTCAGCATGACGTTTACCCTAACGTGCGTAAGGTTTCCTTCATTTTTGTCTTTATGCTCATGCACAAACGCACCGTCAAGGTAGTTGTTTCCAATTAAACATTGGAATGTTGGCTCTACTCTGATGGGCTTCATACCATACAGCGCAAAGACCTTATCAAAGTCAGGTGCGTCTTTGTATTTAGCATATCGCCTACCAAAGCCGTTTTCTACCCACTGAGCCGTAGGCAGTTTGGCATCAACAAAGCTACGAATAGCTGATATGTCGTGTTGATGAGTTACGCGAGTGTACATTTAGCCTTTTCCTGTAGCAAAGGCTTGTGTGTTTCGCAAAATATCTACTAAATCAACACCAACAGGGATAGAGGAAGGATTTATAATATTATTGTCACCATCAGCATCTCTAATAGCGTGTATACAATAAGCAATAGTGTTATCCTCAAGTGCAGTAAAATGGTGTAATTTATCTTTAGCAATATATATCATAACTGGTGATTTAAAAATAGTTTTATTACCATCTACTGAACACTCTACAGAGCCAGTAGCCAATAAAGTTGTGTGGTCGTGATTGTGCGTATGTGCCTCATTTTTATCACCAGCTTTCTTAAAGTGCATTTGCCTAATATATACATTAGATATACACCCTATTGATACTACAGGTCTATTTTCTATATCAGTAACATCTAGCGTAGTCATTTAGCCCTTGCCTTCTCCAAATATGTTAATAAAGACTGTATCATCCTCTAGCGCTTCTATCTCGTGCCATTCAACGCGAACCAAATTAAGCGGTTCTGAACTTTTTGTTAAGATAATCTCCTTACCATCTTTCCTTACTATGCAAGAACCAGAGGTGCATACTGTGCCGTGACTGTACATATGCTCGTGTTTGGGTAGCCCTTCACCCTTATTGGCATAATAGATACCTAATACAACGCCATCATATGGGAACACGGTGTGTGGAACGATGGCAATCATTAAAACGCCTCAATGGTTGTTATTGGTTGGGGCAGTAAAGCATACCCAAACACAGGTCTAAGCGGTTGTGGGGATGGGACATCTACAGCCTTATACACCTCATCCGCATGAGGCATAAACTCATTTATTAATGTTTGTTTTCTGGTTTTGGCAGTTGACAAAGAGGTGAACGATTCGTATTGTCCTGATATATGGATAAACACCCTGTAATCACCATCCTCTAAGTCATTATCTAAGTCAGCATTGCTCCATGTAGCGTCATCGCCGACTGCAACAACTTTAGCAACGGTAAATCTATCAGACTCCTGTTTTAGATACTCTGCTCTGATTTCAGCTAATCTTGTGATGGCTAATGCTTCGGTATCCACATATTCAAATAGTCCAGTTACGGCATTTCTATATTCATAAATCACGATATAGCTCCATAAACTCTAGTTGTATTGCCAGATACCCAAGTTACTGTGTTAGCGTTAAGAGCAACTGCTTTTCCTCCTGCGCTTCCCTTACCACCAGATGCGCCCCACCCACCGCCACCTCCACCAGCATATGTACCGCCAGCTCCGCCAGCAGCATTAGCAGAGCCTCCAGCACCACCACCGCTATAGCCCCCTCCTCCTCCAGAACCACCACCTGCGCCGCCGCCCTGACCACTACCACCTGCTCCACCAGTTCCGGGTAATATCCTACCACCACCACCACCAGCTCTGCTTCCCCCACCAGATCCAGCAACACCTACTGCTCCTCCAGCACCGCCACCACCAAGACTACCAGCACCGCCATTAGCACCACCAGCACCACCACCACCACCGCCACCACCATCTGAGTTGTAACTGCAATAAACACCGCCACCACCACCACCACCACCGCCGCCTATATATGCGGAAGCATTGGTGTTATCAACTGTAGTATTAAAACTTAAAGATAGCGCTGGGCCGCCCACTGCATATGTACCACCCATACCCATAATAAAACCATTATTTACTATCTTAACGGTATCACCAGAAGCGCCACCAGTTAATGCAAAGCCTGGTGTTGCTGTTGAAGTAGAGTATAGGTATATCCCTGCGTTAACAGTAATGATTATGTCTGACTTGCCAGATACATACCCAGAAATGCTAGACATAGTAAGGGCGGCATTGGCAGTGTTAGAAGCATAGGTATACGTTAACTGCGGTCTTCCAGCTTGACCAGCGATTACGCCAATAACAATCAAGACAGCGCCCCTATGATATACCACGCATCTGTACCAGTTTTGATACAGGTTGCAGATTTATATTGTCCTAAAGTTGGTGAAGCTGCTGTAGCACCTGTAGACAATACGATTGTAGTTGCTGGAGTTACTGCGCTAATGGTAGTAAGACCTGCACCTATCTGTATTAACGTAATAGTTGAACCGATAGCATAAGCTACACTTGCATTAGTCGGCAGCTTAAAGGTATTAGCTGAAGCATTACTCACAGTTACTATGGCACCAGCATCTGAGGCTACTGTCACATATGCCGCAGTTGTCTGTGCATTGATTGAGTAAGAGACGATAGGGGCTGTTAAAGTCTTATTGGTTAATGTTTCTGTACCCGTATAAGTAGCTATTGAGGCTGCGGCTAGTGTAACAGCTCCTGTACCGCCACCAGCTATAGGCAATCCGGTACAATTAGTAAGTACACCACTCGTAGGTGTACCCAAGGTTGGAGTCACCAACGCTAAACTTGTAGATGAAGCTACATTAACTGCTCTTGTCATGCTGATAACCCCTTCAACTCATCCAATGTGGTAACGCTAATCTTGGTTATATCACGCAGTCTTTGCTTCTCAGCAACGATAGCTTTAGTGTCTGTGCCTGATTCTAGTGCGCGTTGGAATAGAACGTCTTGTGCTTCTAGGAGAGGCTTGCGTTCTGCTCTAAGTCTATCTTGAGTGATGACTATTGCTTTGCCAAAGTCTATTGTTATGCCCATGTCCACGCATCCCTAAAAGTTCTATCGGTTGGTACTGTGTCTGTGTCTACTATCTCGTAGATTGCACCCTCTGGTATGTCTTTCATACAGGCTTCAATGGTGTCGGTTGGTACTATTACTGCGACACCGCCTGATTCTGTTTTGTAGATTATTCTTTTCATTGGGTGTCCTTTTTAGCGGAAGATGGATACATGTTGCTGTGCATTATCTTCAAAGCCGCCAGCATAATTTTTAGAGTAGATGACAACTGAACCTGTGTTTGCAGTAACAACAAATAAATTAACCCCAGCAGTTGTTCCACTCGACTCAACAAGAGTATAGTTTGTATCAGCCATCGCAGTAGTAAAGTTCACCGTGTAATTACCAGTACCATTATCAGTAATCGAAGATACATTTCCACTGCCACGAATAGCCACAGTACCAGTACCGTTGAAGTTTACCCATGCGCGACATCCGTATGCAGTGGCAACAGAACCGTAACCAGAGTTGAACAGAAAGTTACCGCTGGAGTCAATGGTTGCACGAACAGTATTATTTGTTGCAAGGTGTAAAGAATACGCACCACCAGTTCCAAAAATTGCTGAATAAGCTGTAGAACCAGCAAATACTGCTGAGGTGCTGCCTTCCAAACCAAGCGTCATAGTTCCGCCTGTATTTAACGCTTGGAAAACTGCGTAATTTGTTCCTGTGCTTGATGTTACTCCAATTAATCCTGTAGCCGCAGAAACATCTAATCTACGCGCTGGACTACTCGTCCCAATCCCCACATTCCCACTAGCATCTTTATAAACCTGACCAGAGCCGATGTTGATGACAGATGTATCTCCCGTAAACCCATTGATAACTGGAGTGGTGAGAGTAGGAGAAGTCGCGTGTACTCCTGCACCAGAGCCAGTAGATGTCGCAACACCTGTACCACCCGAAGTCACTGCTAGAGGGGTGTTTAAACCGCCTGTAAGGGTGGTAGTTCCAGTAACTACCAGATTACCACTTATAGTGCCACCTGTAACAGGCAAGGCATTTAATACACTTGATACATAGAAGCTCTCAGTGGAAATCAAGTCATTAACCAAAGCACCGACTGCCAATACCACCGTTGTTCCGTTAGATGCTGTGTAATCAGCAGAGCCTAGCATTACTCCGTTTTGATAAACAGCTATAAAGCCCACTGTGTAGGAAGGTGGTGTGAATGTCGTTTGCGAGGCAGTAGCTGTGAACTCAGTTAATGTACGATATGCAGTTGTAGTGAC